AGAACATATGCTAAATGATGTTAATCAGATTAAAGAATATGCTAAATTTCCAAGAGAATTAAATGATACTCCATTGGAATGCAATCCTGTATTTGATGTATTGTCTGAAACTAAAGATATTAAATCAGAAGAAGAGCCTAAATTTATATCTTCAGGAAGGAATCCTGATCCTGTAAATTACCCTTGTATAAGTGGCATGATGTCAGATAATCCTATAGGAAGAAGACATACTGTAGCTTTAAGATTAGCTGCATGGTTAAGATGGTTATATCCAGAAAATGTAGTTAGATTAATAATGGAAAGTTGGAGACAACAGGTAGATTCTCCAAATTCCAGATTTAAAGCAGAAGAAATGGATAGTATAGTTAAAAATTGCTACGATGGTCATGATGGACAAGGATATAGATACGGTTGTCAAGATCCTGTAATGGATGAGTATTGTAAAAATACTTGTAAATTATATAAATCTAAGAAAAACCAAACATTAATGTCTTCATCGGATATGGAAACGCATTTAATTAATTTCTTAAATTCTGATCAAAAAGGTATAAACTTTAATGAAATATATCCAGATACTAACTTTCCTATATATCCAGGTGAAGTAGTAATAATACAAGCTCCGCCTAAAAGCATGAAGACTATGTTGCTTCAAAATTGGATGAATGGATTCAAAAAGCCTACATATTTCATAGAAATGGAGATGTCTCCTAGACAAATATGGACTAGATTTGTACAAATGGAGATGCAATGGAGTGATATTGATCTTAAAAATCATTACATGCAATCTAAAAATGGTATAGATGAACGATTTAAATGGTTAACAGTGGATTATTCTACTCCATATGCTCATGAAATTGATAAAAAGCTGTCAATGCTTGCAGTAAAGCCTGAAATATTAGTAGTTGATCATATGGGTTTATTTAAATCTAAACATAGAGATCCTAATATGAAAATAGAAGAAGCATCACAGGCTTTAATGGAAATAGCTGTTAAACACAATATAATAGTGTTTACTGTCTCTGAAATTACTAAACAGGCCTTTCATGAAGGTATGAATGTAGCCTCTGCTAAAGGCTCATTTAGAGTTGCATATAATACTAATAAACTATTATCAGTTAAGCCTTTAAAAAGTGTTAAAACTGGAGAGATTGAAGCTATTAATGTTAAATGCGAAGCTAATAGAGAACGTGAAAACTTAAATGTTAATCTTAAAGTTGACAATACAAGGATATACTATGAAAAAGATGTCTTCTCGTAAGAGAAAAAAGTTAGAACATCATGTTTTTAATGTGATGAGCCGTAAAGATAAGGGTCGTAGTAAAAAGCCTGCTATGACCAAATCGTGTGGTAAAGTATTCAGGCTTAAATAAAGGAGAGATAATGGAGAGAGAACATTTCAATGCATATTTTGACTATATGATTAATGAAATCAAAGAAACTAGAGATAGTGGTCAAAAAGAATATGCTAGAACCGATAATAATGTATTTGCAAACTTTGATAGAGTTTCAGATTGCCTTAAAATACCTAGAGAAAAAGCTCTCATGGTATACTTGCTCAAACATATAGATGGTATAAGCTCTTATATTGAGGGACATCAATCACAAAGAGAAGATGTTTCAGGTAGAATACAAGATGCTATTGTCTATTTATTTTTATTATGGGCTATGATTGATGGAGAAAAGCAATTAGACGCTATTAAACAGCCTATAATACTTCCTGGAGCTTCAATCCCTAATAAAGTGGAGAGTATGCTATGATAGGACAAAAGCTAATAATGGATCAGGTGTTAAAGCTTATTGACAAAACATTAGGTAAGAAATTTAAAGTTATTGATAAAATAACAGATCAATTTCAAGGTTTAGATGCTGTAGTTGATGAGCTTAAACAAGAAAATATAGAAATTAGAGCAGAAATCACACAAATAAAGGAGAGAATAGATGAAAATTGCAACAGTTAAGAAAAAAGCAGCTGAAATAATGACACTTAAGCCAGAAACTAGGGATAGTGACTTTTATCTTATGTATTGGGTTTGGAAAGATGAGTTTGACGCATTAGATTGGCCAGAACAAGCATTAAGAGATTTTGGTAAAATGAACGTAGTTACGTTAATGAGCTTGTTAAAAGAAAAGAAGTTGTCTCATCCTAGCGGTATAATGAGAGCTAGACGTAAATTGCAAGAAGAGCATCCTAAATTAAGAGGAGATGTATGGAAAGCTAGACATGCTGAAGAAGAAAAAGTAAAACGTGAGCTTGGATATGGAGAATCTCAATGAGAGATCTAGATGAATATGA